CAAGGATTGTTCAAGAACTAATTTTACATCTGGGTTATTTGCAAAGCATTGAATATAAGGTGTGTATATTTGTACTTCGGATTTTTGTTTTAGCTTTGGAATTAAAGCAGTAAATGCAGTACACTTACCTATTCCCCCTTCTACTACATATGTATTCATAATTAAGGTTTAGCAGGGAATGTAACAGCATTAACATCTTCAACAGTTGTTAATCCATTTGTAATATCTCTTAAACTTTGTCTGTAAGTTCCCCATGCAGTTTTATCTGCTATTGGAGAATCTGAAATCATTACCCAATCGCATGAAGCAAGAAGCCTATCTCTTTTACTTCTTAAATCTGCCATAGCTCTATCAAATGCACCATTGTTCCAAGCAGTTTCTTCAGCTTGTCTTTGTGCAATTTCTTCTGCTGTTAAAGGTACGATTTGACCATTAACTAATTTATGTGGTGTTGTCATAATAATCTCCTTTTATATTAATTGACTCCGAAAAGCAATATCTCTCCAGCATCTATGTTTCCACTTTCCATTTGAAATTTAATAGCATTTACTGGAGAAGTAGTATTTCCATACCCAGCAACATAATAATCTTCACTATATGGACTATTGTTTGAATTTGACCTAGCTATAAAATGTTTAACATAGGTACTAGAACTAGGATTGAATAAATGTAAATAACCAGATGTACTTTCGTCAGAATTACCAGATTGACCATTTGCAAGTCTTTGAAAACCTGTGCCTTGTGCTAAATCCCAACCACTAATATATTGAAGTGCAGAATCACCACCACTTTCATTATGATAAGCATCAAAAAAAGTTGTAGTTTTAGCAACATTATAGTTAGAACCACCATCTGTACTCATATTAAAAGCAAAAAAAGTATTAGCTGACCTATGAAGATTTACAAAATAAAAAACATATTCTTTATATGTGCTATCAATACCAGAGGTGAACTCTATACTAGCAGATGCACTAGCAGTAGCTTTTGAGATAAATATTAAATCACCACCAAAGCCAGATGCCATTGAGCCATTGTCGAATATTGTTGTGCCATTAGATATTAGTGCCATTATTTTACTCCATACATTTTGATTATTCCATCATCTATATTGCCACTATCAAATTTAAACTGAACTGCATTTATTGCTGATGTTGTGTTTCCATACCCAGCCGTTCTTACATTTATTGTATAGCCACCTAATGCAGAAGAATAACCATTTTCGGTACTTATAAAATGTTTTACATAAGTTGTGGAAGAAGGATTAAATAATGTAATCGAACCAGAACAAGATTCGTCAGCATTATTCCCTATACTAGAAGTTAATTGTGCATATGCAGTACTTTGTGCTAAATCTCTACTAGCAAGATAACCTAAACTTGTTTCAATATCACCTTCATCATGGTAAGACCAAAAATATGTAGTTGTCTTTGTAACATTATAATTACTACCACCATCTGTACTCATGTTAAATGTAAAAGTAGCATTATTATTAGCTGGGTGGCAATTAATAAACTTAAACACATAAGAATCATAAGTAGAATCTATTCCAGATGTAAATGAAATATTTGCACTAGCACTTGCAGTTTGAGTTGAAAGTAATATTAAACTTCCTGTTGGTACTCCAGAATCTAAAGCACCATTGTCTATTAATGTTGTTCCACCTGATACTACTGCCATTAGCTATCCTTTATTCCATATAGTTTTATTGTGCCAGAATCTATGTTGCCACTATCCATCTTAAATTGTATAGCATCTACAGCAGATGTAGTATTTCCATAGCCAGCAACATAAGCATTGTTTGCTCTATTTCCTCTAAATGTATTGTTTGAGTTTAATATAAAATGTTTTACAAATGTTGTGGAAGATGGATTAAATAAATACATTTCACCAGATAAATTAGAATCATTATCTGTTCCAGCATCTTCATTTATAATTTGAAAACCTGTGCTTTGTGCTAAATCACTTGCAGTTCTATAACCAAGTTCAGCGTCATCATCTGCTTCTGTGTGTATTGCTTCAAAATATGTACTGGTTTTTGTAACATTATAATTAGAACCAGAATCAGTTGATAAATTAAAACTAAAATTTGCTTGAGCAGTTGCTGCATGAATATTGATAAACTCAAACTTATAAATAGGATATGTGCTATCTAATCCACTTGTAAATGATATTGATGCTGAAGCTGATGCTGTTTGTTCGGATAATAAAACTAATCCACCTAAGCCAACACTAAATGCACCATTATCTAAAATTGTAGTGCCATTGGAGATAAAAGCCATGTTAAATCTCCTCTAGTTTGAACTTATATTTCTTGCCTGATTTGTTATTAACAATAAATAAATCTTCAGCACCCTCTTGGATAGTCCAGTTACCTTTAGTGCCATCTACAGAATTACCTTGATCTTTTGCTTCGTTAGATAAATGTAAATCCCCTGTATAAATATTTCTCCAAACAAAAGATGCTGAACCTAAATCAAGCGAATCATTAGTATCTGGAATTATATTTGTGCTTACAGCAGTTAAATCTACAGCACCACCAACTAAAGCACCACCATCTATTATTTTAACTCCATTCCCCATTCGAAGAACAGTTACATTAGCATCCCCAAGTGTAATCTCATTGGTAGCTGTTGCAGATGAAGGTTCTGCGTTGAAACCTAATAGAGTTAAGTTTGAACCTGTGGTTACTGTATCTCCTGCACTTCTACCTAAAGCCGTATTATTAAATCCTGTAGTGTTGCTACATAAAGCTAAAGAACCTACTGCTGTGTTATAATCAGCAGTTGTATTGCTACATAAAGCACCTCTACCAACAGCTATATTATTAATGCCTGTGGTATTAGATTTTAAAGGACTTTGCGTACCTATTGCCGTATTATCATAACCTGTCGTATTATTTACTAAAGAATTATAACCTACTGCGGTGTTATTATTAGCTGTAGTGTTAGAATTTAAAGCATCTCTACCTATTGCTACGTTCTGTGTACCTGTCGTATTAGCACATAAAGAAGCATAACCTATTGATGTATTGTTTGATGCTGTAGTGTTGCATAATAAAGCATTTCTTCCAATCGCTATGTTTTGACCACCTGTCGTATTATCAAAAAGTGATTGATGACCTATTGCTGTGTTATTGGAAGCTGTTGTATTTTTATTTAGTGCCTGTAAACCAACAGCAACATTATTAGCACCTGTCGTATTAGCACAAAGTGATTGATAACCCACTGCTGTGTTGTTAGATGCTGTTGTGTTAGCAAGAAGTGAAAAAGTACCTAAAGCTACATTATTTGTTCCTGTAGTATTATCTCTTAAACTACATATACCAACTGCTGTGTTGCAAGAAGCTGTGTTATTAAAAAGTGAATACCAACCAACTCCTGTATTTCTTATTCCTGTTGTGTTTTTACGAAGTGATAAATGACCCAATGCTGTGTTACAAGCACCTGTGGTATTATCATATAAAGCACAAATACCTACAGCTACATTATTAGCACCTGTAGTATTTAAAGCTAATGCTCTAAAACCTACTGCTATATTACTACCACCTGTTGTGTTATCAGCAAGTGTAAAATTACCCATTGCTACATTGCACAAACCTGTAGTATTATCTCTTAAACTACATACACCTACTGCTGTATTACCAGCACCTGTCGTATTAGCACTTAAAGCTAATGTTCCAATAGCAACATTATTTCCACCACTTAAACTTGCATCATCTAAAGCAGCATCTCCTAAAGCTGTATTAAATGTTCCTACAGGATAATTACCATCTAGTTTGATTGTGCCACCATCTACTGAGAAGTTTCCATTAATAGAACCACCAGATGTAGAGATAAAGCTACTAGCATCTAAAGCTGCATCTTGCCAAGCTGAATTATTATAAACACGCAATACATCATTAGTAGTATTAAAATATAAATCCCCATCATTTAAAGCATCCCCATCATTATCAACTGTAGGGTCAGATGCTTTTGCACCTAAATAAATATCATCAAAATTATCTAAAGCAGCTTCAGCAGCGGCTTGTGCAGTTTGTGCAGCAGTAGCTGAGTTAGAAGCATTGGTAGCAGAAGTGGATGCAGAGGATGCACTTGTTGCAGCATTTGTTTCAGAAGTAGATGCAGCACTAGCAGAACTCGCAGCAGCACTTGCACTTGAAGCAGCATTCGTTTCAGAAGTTGCAGCATTGGTTGCTGATGTACTTGCTTCACTAGCTTTTGTTGTTGCAGTTGATGCAGATGAAGAAGCACTTGATGCAGAACTTGCAGCATTTGTTTCTGAGGTAGCAGCATTTGTAGCACTTGTAGCTGCATCAGTTGCTGGAGCATCCCAAGAAGTTCCATTGTAAAATCTAATATCGTTATCTGTAGAATTGTAATACATTGCTCCTTCAAGAAGTGCATTACCATCATTGTCTAAAGTTGGATCACTAGCTTTAGTTCCTAAAAATCTATCATCAAAGTTATCAAAAATAGTTTGTGCATCACTTAATGAACTTGCAGCAGAACTTGCTGAAGTTGCTGCGTTGGTTTCTGAAGTTGCTGCATTAGTTTCAGATGTTGCAGCGGCACTAGCAGAAGCTGCGGCAGCAGAAGCTGAACTTGTGGCACTAGCAGCATCCACTAATAAAGACCACTTAGCACTATCTGCGTTTGTAGATATAGGAAGTGATCCAGATGAAGTGTGAGCAGTTAAGCAAATGTAAACATTGTTATTGGAA